TTTTTTCTTCTAACGTTAAATATGCTTCTATTGTACTACCGTAAACCCCTGTTATCATACTATATAATATAAAAACAGGTAATTTATTTGTCTTTTGTTAAAACTGCTTTTTTCTTTGTCTTAGTAAAGTAGTCTTTTAGTCCTAAAGTTTCTACTTGTTCGCTTTTTACGTTGTCTAATAGTATTGCGTAACCGCCTGTAGAAACAGTACAACCTTTATATTCGTCTTTTAATTTATACATAGTTTTTTAAATTTAAAAAAAGGGGTAGCTATTGCCACCCCTTCTTGATTATGAAAACAAAACCAATTAAGGTTTAAGAAGTCACAACTGTAGTTAAAGTAAAGTTATCAAACGGTACAGAACTGTATTGTCCTAACCTTAAACAAGGAAAACTTTCTTGTGACGTAAAGGTCAAAGAATAACCGTTAAGATCTGAAAAAGCTTGTCCTGACTGTGCAGTACCTGCCGTTAGTTCACAACCGTTTTCTACTCCAAACGCCCAAATTTCGTTTTTATCACTTGTTTGTTGATATAATTCTACAAAAATTATTAGTCTGTTTTGTGCTAGTAATCTAATTTCGTTACGATCGTTTAACCCTAACTTATGTAAATTAAGCGTTATAGCGCCTTCATAAAATACAGTACCATTTTCTACAGAACTTTGAATAGTTTCTACAAAGTTTGCCTGTCCTTTTGGTATTCTGTACCTATAGTAACCTGCACTATAACCACCTGCACCTGCTATTTGTGTTAAAGCTCCTGCCGAATGCGTAATTGTTAAATCTTCGTGTTGTGCAAAGTAAATGTTTTTTACACCACCCATTACGTCTTTACAGTCTAAAGCTCTACCTTTTGTTAATTCACAAGCCATATTGTTATAGTTTTAAAGGTTAATAATTATGATTGTTTTGTAAAGTCTGAAGGAACACCAACTTGAACCCCTGCAGTATATCTACATACCATTCTTACAACGTCTGATCCTGTAATTTCTGACATATCTAAAACTTTAACTTCTGTTAAGTCACTAGAAAGTGAAGTACCGAAAAATGCGTTAGACTTTTGACCTGCAAACATTACGTTATCTGCTACACCAGGACATACTGCAATTTTAATACCTTCAAATTCCGGAGTGTACTCTCCCATATGGTTGAAAGGAAAAGCAGATAAAGCAGAAATTGCAGAAATATAAAATCTGTAAGTTTTCTTATTCATATAGATATATAAATCGTCTTTACCGTAAACACTTGCTGGTATATCTGCTGCTAAAGTTCCTAAGTTAGCAATAATGTTTGCTGCTGTATATGCTGCAGAAGCCGAAGATGTAGTCATACCTGAAGCAGATAAAGCGTTAAATTGTCCTGACGTAGACGTGTTACCTTGCCATATGTTAAATTCTATACTATCTGCAATACTATCTGATAAGTAAGTCATTGCATAAGCTACAAAATCGTCCATTTTTTCGTACGACCAATCAGATAACATAGTTTTTTTACAAACGTCTATGTTAATTTGAAACGGTTCTACTTCTAATACTTGTTCTGTTAGTGTTAGTGTTGCAGAATTTTCTGTAAAATCACAAGTTGCGTCTTTTACAAGGTTTGCCCCTGCTACCTTGTTAATTACCTCTTTATAGGTAACGTTTTCTCTTACTGTTAGGTACTCTAAACTATCTGCTGCTTTTAAAGCCGCATTTACATAAAGTCCCGCGTGTTTTCCCGAGTACGAACTACTCGTAATACTAATTGCCATCGTTTTATTTTTTTTTAGTTATTATTTAAGTTATACCAATATTTTTCTTGTCTTGTCATATTTCTGTATTCTACAGGTGTTACGTCTTTTTTGTTAGTCGCAAACTTGTTTGTAGTTACAGGTTCAGAAGCTGGTTCTTTACTTACTGCTTCTAATTGTGCACTTAACGTTTCTTTTTCTATTTCTAAAGTTTCGTTAGTGTTTTTCATTTCGTCTAACTCTGCAGATAACCTACTAACGTCGTTTCTAACCTCTGCTAATAGTTCTTTTATTACTGCACCAATTTCTGCAATAACTTCTTCTTTGTTAAACTCAATTTCTTCTGTAGTTTTAATTTTCTTAGGGTGTCTTTCTTCTTCTACTTCTGAAGGTTCTACAACTTCTTCTACAATTTCTTCTTCCATTTCTACTTCTTCTTCGTCTTTGTAGTCTTCTTCTTCTTTACGTGCTTCTTCTTCTTCTACAACTGCAATTTCTGCAACTAACCCTTCTTCTTCAACGGTAAAACTTGTACCATCTTCTGTTTCGTAATTACCTACAGGTAACGGCATAGTAGTACCGTCTTCTGCTAATATAGATACGTCTACACCTGCAACTAAATCGTCTGCAGATGAAACGATAATCGTACCATCTGTTAATTTCGCTTGGTACTCTAACTTAACTTCTACGTCTTTTTCAAGACCTAAAGCTTTTAAAATTTGTGTTTTTAAATCCATTTTTCTATTGTTTTATACTATATAATATATTTAATTGTGTTTTATTTGATTTTTCCTTCAACTTTTAATTCATTATAAGCTTTTACTATTTCTTCGTCTGTATACGTAGGTTTACTTAACGCTTCTAGTTTGTCTATAAAATAACCTTCTATACTTAACCCTTTTATTTCACCTGCTTTTATTCTTTGCCAAAGATCGTCGTTTTCTATTTTCATTTTTACAAACCAAGTACCGTTTGCTAAATCAAAACCGTATAATTTACTTTTGTCTTGGTCGCCTTCTTTTATCCAACTTTCTACAGTTAATACGCCTGCTACTCTTTGTTCGTGTTGGTATGTTGCTTTGTGGTGGTTATTGTGTTTTAAATAACTATATGCTGCTTTCTTTACAGTATCTTTACTAAAATATACGTAGTATTCACTGTCTGTATTTGCGTCGTATCTATATATTTGTTTGTTAGGTATAAGTGCTGGACTTATTAATTCTCTTTTTTCTTCGTCTACTTTCGCAAATGTTAAATTATTTTTAGACTTGTTAAAGTATACAAAATCTACTTCTATAGCTGGTGACGTTACTAAACTAATTGCGTCTATTGCTAAAGCTTCGTTTTCTTCACTAATAACAAGTTCTGTAATTTTTGTTGTTTTCTTACTCATATACTATATAATATAATTTATTTGTACTTATTTTGTTTTTAAATAGTACTTCTTCTATTTATGTCTGCCATTTGTGCTTGACTGTCTGTTATTTCACTTTCTACTACAAACGCTTTAACAGGTTCTTGTGGTATACCACCTTCTAAAGTAAACGCTCCTGTACTTGCTGGTATCATTTGCGGCGTGTCTGTAGGTATATTACCACCACCACTTGCGCCTGGTACGTTTGTTTGTAATATTTTACGTACATTAGCTAAACCACCCGCAATAACTGCTGCACCTGTTATAAGTCCTACCGGCCCCCCTTGCGCTATAGCTTTATTGGCACCTGCGTAAGTATCTATTATTGCTTGTGCTACTGCTAAAGCTTTGTTGTCACCTGCTAAAGCACTTAAATTACCTGCTAATTGACTATATGCTCCTAATTGCGTTGCTACACTATTTGCTACTACTTCACTTTTTTGTTTTTCGTATTTTTTAGTCAAATTTGTTATATCTAAACCCGCCTTGTTTGCTAACATTACTTGACTATCGTAATTTATTTTTAAATTAAGTAGTTCTTGGTTTAGTAATTGTTCGCTTTCTATTGCTACTTCTTGCTGTACGTCTTTTAGTTCTTGTTCTAAAGCAATTAAATTATTTATTTGTTCCGATCTGATACCTGTTATTTGTGCTTCTATTCCTGCACGTTCGTTAAGTGCGTCTTGATATGCTACTTGTGCTTGTATATTACCTTCATTAAGTTTTAAATCTACTGCTGCTGCTGCTATTCTAGTGTCTGCTAGCTTTAACATTTGTTCTGCTTGTTCTTCTAATATACGCCCTAGTTCTTCATTTGCTGCTATTCGTTCTGCAAAACTTAAACGGCTATCGTCCCGTATTTGACGTTGTATTTCTGCTTCTCTATCGTATTTTTCTATTAAACCCTGTATTTTTGCTGCTGCTATTTCTGCGTTGTTTCTTAGTTCTACGTTTGCTTTTGCTGCTTCAAATGTACTTTTAGTGTAATCTACTACTGCTGCAGTTACATCTTTTACAGTTTTTGATACTTTACCTACTGTGTCGTCTACTCCGGTAAATACATCTACCATTTCTGTACCTGCTTTTTTAACTTCTTCTAACGCTCCTGTAAAATCACCTGCAAATACTTTTTTAATTGCACTCGCTATAAAACCGAATACTTCTAATAAACTCATAAAACGTTCTATAAGGTTTCGTTTTATAGCCTCGCCAAATTCTATAAGTTTTTCTTTAGGGTTTTCAAATATATCTTTAAAATAACCAATAACAGTACCTATATTATTACTTAAAAAACTAAATAAATCCTGAAACATCATTGTTAAAGTTTCCATTACTGCGTTAAAAGTATCTACTACTTTTTGGTTTTTACCGAAAACTTCACCTAATTTTGCAAGTAAAGCGACTATTAAACCAATACCTGCCGCCTTCATAGCACCGCCTAAAGTTTTAAAACCTTTAGATAATAAACCTGTACCTTTAGAACCCTGTTTACCTAAATCTTTAGTTTCTGCTACAGTGCCTTTTAGTTCTTCGTTTAATTCTTTAACTTCTTCTGTTGTTTCTTTTGTATTACTTTTTATTTCTAACTCTATTTTTTCGTCTGCCATATCTTAAAATGTTACTGCGTTTGTTTTATTTATATGTAATTTTACTACTGCGTGCCACTGACAATTTACATTGTTTTGTCCTGCTATTTGTATTTTAAGTGTATACGCTGTACTTGTGTCTATTGTTTGTGTTCCTAAACTCCCTGTACGCCCTAATAATCTACTGATCTTTGCGTTGTGTGTTAGTGTTCCATTATTTGCACACCTAATTGTGCCGTGGTACTCGTAAGTTTCGTAGTTGCCTGCTGTTCCTGAAGAACCACCTGTAACTAAACCACTTAACCATATTTCGTATGTTGTTACACTGTTTGCTGGTAGTAGTATTTCGTTAGCTTTTGCGTCGTCACCTTCTATATACAAATCTACGTCTGATGTACTTGTCGTTTTACCAGACACTTGTAGTACGCTATATTGTAATAAACCTGCTTCACTGTTAAAACCACCACCACCTACACAAAATTCGCTGTCGTGTGTTATCTTACCCATTTTACCAATAAGTAAACCATTGTTTGTATTGTTTTGTACTTCGTTTTTTTCGCCTGATATTAAACAATTTTTGTTAAAACCTTTTGCGGTGTTTAGTGTTCCGTTTATTATAGTTCTTTGTGTACCTTTTTCGTTTTTATTTGTTGCACCTGTAATTTTATTACTAGGTTCTTTTAATTGTTCGTCTAGTTTTGTTGTAGGTATAAAAGATATACAAGCACCTGTTATTTTGTCGTATTTATAACCGTAAGCTTCGCAAGCTAACTCGTTAGGTAATACGTCGTTTGTACCGTCTGTAAAAGTAACTATACCGTTTAGATTTACTTCTTTAGGTTTTATTTTAAAGTCTTTTTTAAATTCCATTATGGTATTAGTATTAGTTCTACATTACTTAATTCGTAAGGTTTGTAGTCTATTTTATTTACTCTATATTCTCTATTCTTAATTCTAATTTTATAGTAAAACTCAAAATTTGCTATGTCTGCTGGTGTTAAATACATTTTTATATTAACTTGTCTTGTATCTGGGTTGTATAGTTCATCGTAATACGGCGACCAATAGGTATTGTATAAGTTATCTATAGGTGTGTTACCTATTGAACCTATTAACTGACCTGTCCTAAAGTTATAATCTTTTGTATTTGTTGTTGTCGGTGTTTCTGTTAAGTGTGAAAACTGTAAAAAACTACTTTGGTTTTCTTCTGCTAAACTATTTTGTGCTGGTATAAAATAAGTATTATTTGACATAGTAACTTTACCTATGTTAAACAGTATTCTAGGTTTGTTGTCGTAGCTTTCAAATGTTCCGTCTTCATTACCTTTATATATTACAGGTATCGTCATTTCTGTAGTAAATCCGTCAAATATAGGTTTAACAAATGTAGAACTAAACGGTTTTGCTTCTACTTTAGTTTCACCGTCAAGACCTGTAAACATACTTGCGTCTATTTCTTCAGATCCGTATTTATAACCTGTTGCGTTTTTATATACTTTTAAAGCATAGTCTTTATCGTCTTCTACAAAGTCTAAAAACACCCTTTTCTTTAAATTTAAAGGTTTTAATTTTATTTCTGTTATATCTACTTTGTCCGTCCAATCTAATGTTTTATGCGTTATGTATTGACTTGCTGCGTCTATAAATACTGATTGGTAGGGTTCTATAATTAAATTTGTAGGGTTTTGTTTATCTTGTATTACTAATAAATTAAACATAGTAAACAATCCTTTTAAAAACTCAAATTGTCCTAAATCACCACGTAAGACTGCAAATGTATTATTGTTTACTAAATTAGTTTGTGATATTACTGTAGTTACTAAAGATCCTGTAAACTTTACTACAGAAGCTGCAGTTGCTTTAAATTGTGGTTGTATGGTTTCACCTGAAGCTAATAATGCACTTATAACACCACTAATAGTATAAGTAGTACCTGCTGCTAGTGTAATTGTTTGTAAATTAAATTCTGTTCCTGTAGACGACACCCACCTAAAAGTAACATCACGACTAGAACTATCTGTATTTTCAATATTATAACTATAACCTGTTGTATATTGTAAATTATTTACATCTGCTGTAAAAACACCTGTACCTGTATTGTATTGTGATAAACCTGCTGTGTTTTGTCCTATTACACCTGTTATTAATGGTATTAATGTTGTATAACCTAAACCTGCAAAAATTGTAGAACCTCCTGTAGGTGCTTGTATTTGTGTGTGGTTACTGTTTGCACCTATATTTGGTGCACTATCACCAAAATTAAAGTCCATAAATAGTTTAGTAAAATCTGTACTATTTAAAAAATCTGAACTGTAAGTAAAACCTGCTTCTGTAATTATTCTGTTTAATAAATACTTACAATTTATAAAAGGTCTAAAAGCGTCTTCTAGTTTTTGTAGTGTTACATTACCTGCGTCTAAATCTATGTCGCCGTTCCATTGAATAAAAGGGTATTTTACTACATCTGTCTTGTTTACACCTAAAGTTGCGTTATATGCAAAACTATCTGTACTTAAACTATTAAGTAAAGTAACACCGTCGTTATTTTCAAAACTTGCCTTTATATTTGTTTTGTCGTAAGTGTGTGCAAGTTCTGACAATTCTAAATCTTTAAATTTTTTGTCTTTTAGTTTATCAGCTAGTGTTATTGTTTCACCGTATAAGTTTACATTATAACTAATTTCTTTTTGTTTATCTACTACGTCTATTAAAGATAAATAACCGTCAAAAATAGTATAACCGTTTTCTTTTAAAATAGCCTTTGTTTTTTTGTATGGGTTAAAACTAAATACATCGTTATTAACACTTTTTGTAACATCAAATAAACTTGTAAATATTTTGTTGTTTCTTTTAGTTGCTGGTAATTTAAAAGGTTTACTAAAACTTTGTTTTTTCTCGTGTACGTTTTTAAAATCGTCTACTGATAAACTTAAAGGTATATTACTTTCTTCGTATAAATCACAAATAACTTGTCCGTCTTTAAAAATGTCTGTTGTCGGTGCGCTACCTATACTTTCTTTTATAGATACTTCGCCTATTTCTAAGTTTGTATTATCATTGTTTAAATACGTTAATATAAATACTTGTTCTGTATCTGTAGCTGTAAATGTAAAAGTGTGTGTTCCTATAGTATTTGGTAGTGACGCATTTAATATAGGACTATATGTAACATTGTTTATTGTAAAAGACGAAGAAAATCCTAACGTTGTTATACCTGTTGTTCCTGCTAATCTTTGTACTTTTACTTGATATGTAGAACCTATTTGTAAATTACTAATAAGTTGATATATTCCACTTATACTTGCTGTACCACTATTTGCACAGTCTAAAATAATTTTACCAATTGCTGTTGTAGTTACATCAGCGACACCTATAACACCTGTACTATTAAATTGTTGCCATATATTTATAGGCGCTGGTAATACATTAGCGTTTAATAAATCTGATTGAGAAATCATACTACCACTAAAACCTGCACCTAAAGCACCTATGTTAAAAGAATAATCACTAACATATTCTGTAAAAAAAGGTGTACTTATAGTATTGTATTGACCTTCGTAGTTTTGTGGGTATAAAATTAGTTGTACGCTCATTACATTAATTGACTTTTCTTTGTTTTATCTACTTCTATACTAAATGTATATTGTATTAATCTGTCGTTAGCTTTTGTTTTTCTTGTGTGCGTTGTATTTGTAATAGTTGTAGGTTTTACATACTTACGTAAATAACCTTCGTTTGCGTTGTCTGTAGATCTTTGTTCTAATATATAAACATCGTTACTATTAAATAGTTCTTCTAACCAAATAGCCTCGCTTTCTGTTATATAGTCTGTATTTAGTGTTATAGTTTCTTTAGTATTGTTAGTAAAGTATTTTTTACCGCCTGTATGTCCGTCTAACCTAAATTTACTACTATTCCAAGTACCTGTTATTTGTGTGTAACTTTTACGCTGTGTATTAAATGTTCTAACAGACTTTTTAGTAAAGTTGTAGTAATCCCATACACCGAACTTGTTTAACCAAGTTAATCGTATTGTTTCGTAGTTTTTACAGTCTTCTGTTTGATTATAAAATTCGTATTCTTGACTTAACGCATTAACCGCACCAAACGCTTGTACTGTGTAGTAATCCCAACTAGCTGGTATTGTTGTACTATCACCCCTTAAATTACCTATACCCGCGCCTACAAATTGTAGTTTAACATTACTATCGTTCATATATCCACTGTGTCCGCCGTTTGCAGTTGTTATGTCTTTAGTAATTAAAGAACCTGTTGTAGATCCGTTATTGTAAAATTGAAATTTAACCTTTTTTATAGCTGTAACACTTGACGTATTAGTAATAAAATCTAAATCATATTGACTAAAAAAAGCAAGTGTTAAATAGTCGTTATCACGTATATATTGTTTTGTAGGTGCGTTAGTTAAAAACTTGTCTGTGTTACCGTTCATTATAAAACCTTGATAGTCTAAATTATAACCAAAATTACCGCTACTATCTAAGTTTAGTATATCTGTATCGTATAAAACACCGTTGTATATTAAAATTGTATCTGCTATTGTATTAGCGTTGTATTGTTTTGTAACTGTACCTGTAGCACTATCTGCTGCTTCTATATTAAACCTTACTGCTACAAATCTAACACAATTTCTATTTGTACTGAACTTGTCTATTTGATGTATTGTATGTGGTGTAGTTTCAGAATATTGTGTAGCGTTGTAGCTACTCATATTGTTATTGTTTGTATTGTGTACTGTACCACCTGTATATTCTGCACTAACGTAATTTTGTAATAAAGGACTAAAGTCAAATATACCGTAACCTTCACCGTTTGGTGTTACTTTTAATACTCCTACTCTATTAGCACTACTAACTATATTAGATGTTTGTTTACTAACATATACTTCTGCTGTATATTTTATTTTAAACTTATTGTTTGTTGGGTTTATAGTTACAGCGTCGTACATTGTGTATATAATGTTACTTGCCGCTGGTATTAATCTATATTTCGGTTTTTGTTCTATTACTAAACTCATACTGTTTTTATTTCTTTTATTATGTCTTCTTTAAAGTTTTCTAATAGTTCTTGTTTAAAGTTTTTATAAGTCATAGATAATGGTTTTGTGTAATAACTTGCTGCTGGTATTCCTTTACGTTGTATAGACTTACTAAACAAGTATGCTAAACTTTTACTTTTTATAAACCTACCTAATTTATCACGACCTTTTATACCTCTTTTGTTTATCCAAGTTTGTATAGCTCCTATATTAGGTGCGTTACCTACTCCTGCTTTAAATCTAAAAGGACTACGTTTTCTTTTACCAAATTTGTCTATATAGGTTCTAGTTACCTTTGTACCTCTAACACCTTTACTAACAAATTTACCATACTTATTTGCTATAAATTGTATACTAAACCCGTCTGTATCTTTTACTAATTTATATCGTAAAGACTTAGATAAATTACCTGTCGTGTTTTTATCTTTTTTTGCTAGAATTTTTCTAGCTTCTTTAACGATATACCTACCGTAAGACTTTAAAAAATTTTCTAATTTAGTCACTATACACTAGCTATAAATATTTCTACTTTGATATCGTTAGTGGTTGTAGGTCTTACTTGTATACTAGCTAAGTCTTCCATAGTTCCAAAACTTGGTGAAGTGTCTGCTTCTGCTAGTAGTATATCGTCACCGTTATATATTATGTGAGTAGCCCCCGCTCTTAACCTTACTTGGTATAAAGTAGCACTTCCTACAAAAGCTATTTCTGCTTCGTTAGTATCGTCTAAGTTAGTTATTCTAATATACTTAGCGTTGTCCCTGTCTAAAGCTCCTGTAGATGAGTGGGGACTTGCCGCAAAAGTTACAATAGTTGTAGTTTGTGAGTGCGTACAAGTTTCTACTCGTTCGTAAGTGTGGTTTATACCTGTTGTTGTTAGTGTATTTGTAGAACCTCTGTCTGATCCGTTTATTATTACACTTTCTGTAATCGTTGTTGTTAAATCTGCCATTTTATTTTTTATCTATTTGTTTTAATTTACTTATTGCCCAATTTATACCACTAGAACCGCCCCACGCATCCCACATCAAACCCCCGCAACCTTCGCTGTATGGTACGTCTTTATTTTGTTGGTGTCTTTTAAAACTTGCCATACGTGCTATAGTATCACGACTAATAGGTTTTCTTTCTGCTAATTGTCTTGCCCTAGTCCAACCTACACGAGTACCGCAACTACTACCGTTTTCTTCTTTGTATTTTATTGCACGTTTTGCGTTGTTAGTTGCGCTTTGTGGATAGTCTGTATAACTTTCTAACTCTATACTTATCTTGTCTAGTTTGTCTATTGCTTCGTTATAGTCCATATGTTATTTTTGGTGGTATTAATTGTATTGTTAGTTTTCCTATTGTTATTTTGAACATATTGTACTGTTGTCTATTGGTATATTACAAGTATTTAGTTCGTTTTCTACTGTTATTGCAAAACTCATTATCCAACCCGTAACCGCGTTGTCGTATTCTTCTGTAAATGGTTCTATTGTAAAATCGTCATTAATAAAATACCTGTCTTCTTCGCCTGCTTCGTCGTTAAACTTGTATAGTATTTCGCCGTGTTTATATATAGCTATTATATCGTTCATTATTTCTAAACAGTCACTTAGTACTTCTTGTTCGTTACTACTATCTGGTTCAACTAAGTCCATTAAAAACAACTGAAAGTTAAATGTACGTTGGTGTAAACCTACTGTAACGTTGACTGGGTTTATATGAAACAAAGGAAATAGTGTATTTTTCTCTAGGTCTATTGTCCATATATCACCACTTGTAACTGTTTTTATGTTTAGATGTTTTTCACCTATACATTTTAACGTATCTATTACGTTGTTATAACTTTTATACCTTATTGCGTCTATACTCATCTTCTAATTTTTTATTGTAGTCTTGTTTATATGCTAAAAACGTTAAACACTGGTATAAAGGTAGTTTTGTCACCTCGTCAAAGTTTAGTATGTTTTCGTTTGCTAACATATATATTGTATTATACCACCCCCATTTTGTTTCTATTGTTTCTCCAAATTTTGTTTCTGTTCCGTCAGAAGATCCTTCAAAGACTTGTTCGTATGTATCAAAAGTTGTCTTTCTAAATCGTAAAAAAAAACGCTAGCACCGTTAAAGTCCTTTACTGTTAAATGTTTTTTAAACAAGTTTGCTCGTTCTTCGTTAGGTTCGTAGTCTTCTATTATGTATTTGTCGTTTACTCTTTGTTTTACCGGTCTGTATAATATACTTAGTATTTTATGTAGGTTTTCGTTTATGTCTTTTGTATATGTTTCTAAGTCTACAAACTCGCCTAAAGTCATATCTACAAGTTTAGGGTGAAAACCGTATTGTACATCTTCAACAGTTATAAAGTGTTCTAGTTCGTCGTTTGGTTCTGTTTCTAAAAACGTCTTTATATGGTTACCTAATATACCTACACTCTTCATATCTAAACCGTATATTT